TATGTCGGCAACAATAGCACAGATGGCCCATTTTCTTTCACAGGATTCAGACCTGCTTTTCTTCTCTTAAAAAGAAAAGACAGCGCTGCGAGTTGGTTAATATTTGATAATAAAAGAGACACATTTAATCAGATGCAATACCCTTTATTTGCCAACCTTACTAATGCTGAATACACATCAAACCTGCTTCATGTAGATTTTTTAAGTAATGGGTTCAAGATTCGCAATGATACATATGGAGAAACCAACGTAGGCACATACATCTATTTAGCCTTTGCTGAAGCCCCATTTAAATTTGCGAACGCACGATAGGAGATAATTATGCCGTGGAAACTAAATGGTAGCATAATCAAGGAAGGGCGTGGTTGGGTACATAATAATATCCAGCACCCAAAAACTTGGATGCGTTACAGTGATGATTTAAAAAAACAATATGGTTTAATATGGGAAGACCCACCAGCATCAGAAGCTCCATATAATAATAAATTTTACTGGGGTAGACAGACCGATGGCACATTGATTCCAAGAAGCCTAACAGATATTAACGAAGTAGATGAAGACGGTAATGCTTTAAAAGATCCACAGGGCAATCAAATCGTAACACCCGGACTAAAAACCACATGGGTTGCACAAACAAAGCGCATGGCAAACAGCAAGCTTGCAGTGCATGACTGGTACATAGTTCGTAACGCAGAAAAGTCCACAGCGATACCCAGTTCTATAACTACGTATAGAGATGCCGTCCGTGCCAAGTGTGCAGAAATAGAGGCAGCTTTGAACGGTGCAGCAAACTTAACAGAATTTATGGCTCTGTTTGAAGATACAACAGATAGTGATGGTAACGTCACGGCTGTAGCAAAAATAAACGACTGGCCTGATGAGATATAATACTTGCTTTTTTAAGCAAAATACTGTAATATAAATAGGAACTATATGACATGGCAGCACTCACAACCGATCAAGACGTTCAACAGGCAGTAGGTGAACTTGCGGCTGGAACAGGGGGAACTACCTCAGTTCAGCAGGTCAATCCTGTTCTTCAGAATGTACAGCCAAGTGAAATACAAGGCACGGCGGGTACGATGCTGGCTCCGCAACCGGGCACCGCTGCTCCAACTGCACAAGGACAAACAACAGGCATAACACCTACAGCACCCGTTGCAAGTAGTCCCACTCTTGGTCAGGTTGGGGCCATCGATGATGTTACTTCAGATGTTCAAGCTGCTGGTCCCATGCAAGCTGCACAGATTACACAACCTGTAGAAGTAGACATGACAGGTGTTCAGGGGACAGTATCCGCTGGATCAATAGGAACTGCTGCTACACAACAACTTGATCCTCAAGCAACAACCCAATACCAACTATCTCAGTTAATGAACAGCATACAGCAGGGTCAGCCACTTCCCCCGTGGGCATCACCTGCTGTTCGTAAAATAACTGGTGTTATGCAAGCACGTGGTTTAGGCGCAAGCTCTATGGCTGCAGCCGCCATGACACAGGCCGTGTTGGAAGCTGGTGTAGTTATTGCTGCAGACGATGCCAAGAAGTATGCAACCATACAATTAGCTAACCTGAACAATGAGCAACAGATGGCACTGTCTAACGCTGCAACATTTGCTGCAATGGATAAAGCAAACTTGAACGCCCGTTTAACTGCTGCTGTAACAAACGCACAATCTCTTCTTGCTACTGAAACAAAGAACCTAGATGCACAACAACAAGCTAATACGTTGAGTTTCAATGCACTCACACAAGCCATGTTCAAAGATGCTGCAGAAGAAAACGCCCGACAGCAATTCAATGCAAAAAATGAAGTGCAGGTAGAGGAGTTCTTTGCGCAACTTGGATCACAGGTTGAGTCAGCAAATGCAAACCGTGTTGCTGCTATGGAGCAGTTTAACGTAAGTGAGCAGAATGCAATGAATCAGTTCAACAACACCATGCGAGACTCACGTGAAAAATTCAACAGCAATATGCAGTTTGCAATAGACCAATCAAATGTGCAGTGGCGTAGACAAGTAAATACTGCGAACACTGCTTTGCAAAATGAAACAAACCGAATAAATGTGCAGAACGAGTTCAACGCTTCACAGAATGCCCTAAACAACCTGTGGCAGCAGTACAGAGACAATGCTGCTTGGAACTTCCAAAAGGGAGAGTCAAAGCTGCAGAGGGATCACGAGTTGGGTATAATGGCTATGGAGTTTGCAAATACAAACGCCTTATACGACAAAAAACAAAAAGATGATCTTGCTATGGGAGTGGGCAACTGGATAGCAACGTGGGCTGCAAGCTTATAGGAGAGTTAAATGGGATTTAATTTAGGTGACATATTGAAAGTGGCTGTGCCAGCAGTGGCTGGTTATGCTCTTGGTGGTGGTTCATTTGCAGGAGCTTCAGCAGGTAGCTCTCTTATAGCACAAGGAGCACAAGCTTTTTTAAAAAGTCAAGGTGTAGGTGAAAATCAGATGACACAGGGGTTTGTTTCAACCACTGTAGTTCCTGAAGCTAGAACCGTACAAGAATTAACAGCCGGAACACGGGCTGCAACTCGTGCACCACAACTCACACAGTCACAGAACCCTGTTTATCAAATGCCAGAAGTACAGACTGCATTTACCAATCTTTTGAACAATGCACGAAACGAACAGGTTAGACGCATGTTACGGGAGAACGGTTACGACGTGCAACCCACTGCACGGCAGGGAAGAAGGACAGCCGCCTTAGAAGCACCAAAGGTAGAAAAGGTATGAAGATAAATCAAGAACAACCACAGGCGGGAACCATTGAAGCGAAAGATGATTTTGCTATGGCACCGCCGGGATATGGCTTAATCAGTGATAATCAACGTTGGCCGTGGGGACAGCCAGCACGTCAGGTAGATCCTGAAGCTGCTTTACGTCGAGCTATTGAAACTGTTGAACGTCCAAAAATAAAAATGGAAATGCTCAAGTTATTGATGACAGGTGTATCCGTTGAAACAATGGTTGAGGGGTATCTATTTGAACAGTTTCAAAAAGGCGAGTTTATGCCGGACGTTGGTTTATTGATAAAAGGTCCGTTGGCTATGTACCTTGCAAACATGGCAGAAGAAGAGGGTATATTGTATCGTTTCTTTGAAAACAATGACGAGTTTGATAAGGGGACTATGGATGATGAAACATTCTTCCGTATGATGAAACGTAACAACCCGTCGATGTTCTCATTTATCAAGGAAGAAATAAACAGGGGCATACGAGAGGGTACGATGCCTGAAGAAGTGACAGAAGAAAACTTTTTAAGTCAGAGGGAAGCTAAGTAATGGGTATAGGTGCAGCGTTAGCAATGGGCCTTGTTCAAGGCTTTACTAGAAATATACAGGCTGAACAGACACGTCGTCAAGCAGAGGATGAACGTGCCAATGCATATCAGGAGATGATAGCAAAAGCTGTATTAGAAGGAAAAGCTACACAAGAGGGCGTAAACTCTGTTCAAACCATGATAAATAACTACAAAACTGAACTTGACAAACGCCCTTCCATTGGTCTGTTTGGAAAAGCCTCTGATGCTGTTACTATGGACATGAGCAATATTCAAACTGCTTTGACTTCTGCTGATGATTTTAAATACGTAATCGGACTTGATGGCACACGGAGTGGTAAAACTGGAGCGGGTACGTTTAATTACAGAACTAACATTGGTGACTTTAGTTCACAAGGTAAAAATGTGAGTGCTCTTGCTGCAATAAACACATATCATTTTGCAAGTCCACAACGACAACTAGAACTACTTAACGCACCATTGGCTCAAGTAAAACATCTTGGTGGTTTGATAAGAAATCACGTAGCAGCGTATACAAATGAATTTAATGTTCAACAAAAATCGGATATGCTTATTGATATGGACCCCGGTATTTTTGAAGCTGCAAGAAATTTCAATGCTCTTATGGCAAAACGGTATGCTAAGACAGGGGAATCAGATTTTAAAGATTTTGATGTAATGGCACGGGGCACAGGAGATAGTGGAGATTACTCTACTATTACAGAAACAGGGGAACTCTTTAACGGGTTTAACCCTGCAGATTATCCAGATGGACAAAGGGTGTTGGCTACAGAGTGGCGAACAACTCCAGAAATGTTGACCAAACTCTTTGAGAATTATACAGCACAAATTGGAGGCATAACTAAACAACAAAGAACAAATTATCTCAACGCTACATTAGAAGTTATGCAAGAGTATGCCGAAAGCAACATGACGTTCCCAAAAAATAGTCTTGGTGTAGCAGGTATGAATCAAGATGCCGCAAAAAATCTTCTTGACAGTATTACAGCCAAGATAGGAAACAACGATCCAGTTGGTATGGCTTATGTGCTAGGAGCGTTTCAGACTCTTGACAGTTGGAAACCTTCAACTAATTGGAGTTGGGTTGATCAAGCTGTGTCAAATAAAATGTTTGCAGCTAGAGAATTGTTTGGTCGAGATGCAAAAGAAAAAGATTTCCAAAAACTCATAGACACTACAAATGAGATAAAAACTGTTTTGGGTGCAGATGACGGTTCAGGCACGGGCTTGTACGAAATGCAGCGGATGATACTTGAAGACTTTAAATCACCTGCTGCAGTTAGTAGGGTTCAGGGTTTGTTAGCAAGTGGTGGTGCGATCTTTGCTGGTCTTTTGGGTATGGATACTACCACAGGTTTGAATGATAGTATGGTTAGTTCGTTTAGCACCGAAACTAATATTGTGACTGATGAGTATTATAACGCAAACATAAATACCATAGATTCAGCAACTAACGAGCCTGTAAAGATGGTTTCACGCGGGTACATTCAAAGTTTGAATGACAGAGTAGAGGCAGCACGTAAATTTGGAATGCAGGAAGGAAAACAATTAGAGGGGGAAAGTCTCACAGATGCTGGTGCAAGGTACGCACGGTTTGAGGCACTAAGAATAGCCCTTGCATTCCAAATGGCACGTGCCGCTGATCCATCCGGTCGATTGTCAAACCAAGATATTGATCAACAACTTAGTCGTTTAGGAACAAACACAGATACAGTCCAAGCTATGGCTGCACGTATTCAGTTGGTTATAGATGACTTTGAAATAAAGAAGGCACGGTATGGTGGCATAGTTGATATGGTTGGCGACGGATCAGGCAGAGCTACAGTTAGATCCCGTAAATATATAAAGGGTGCAATCGCGTTGGACAGACTTGCAAAGAGAGCAGACTTTACTGGCTTTGCAGATTACGCCAGAAGAGGTGCTTTACCAACTTCGTTTGACCCACCAAGTGAAGGAAGTATGTCAGGACAATTTACAGCCGCTGATGGTCGTCCGGTTTATTTTGCTATGGACCCCGAAACAAATTTGCCTATATTGAATGAACAGGCCAACCCAACGTACATAGATAGCGAGGGAGCAGTTGTAACAGATATAGTTAGAAAAGCACAAGACCCTAAACCTGTACCCGGCCCCGGTCCTTTAGATAAAAGAAGAGGAGAGGTTCCTGATCCACCTGAACCACCTCAACCTGTTACTGGCGGGGAGCCGATAGATCCTAGCACTGTCACAATGGTACCCGGCACAAATGCCATAAGTGGATTTGGTTTAATAGACAACGAAACTAAAGAAGAGCTTCCGGGTAAATACATGATAAAAGACGGAAAATTTGTTCCTTTCCAGAGGGCATCATAAATGGCTGAAGCATTGACAACACCGCAAAGAACTCCCGAAGCAAACTTGCCAATAAGTATGCGCGGAAAAGCTGCTGACATGCTCAAACCAGTTGAGGTCAAAGTTCCAACCCTGACAGAAATAATTGCAGGAAGCGAAACTATGATCGGTGGTATGGAAATACCAACACAAACGGTAGAGGCTGCACGAAACGGAGATCAAGCTGCCCAAAACTTTATATTGCAAAGAATAGACGTTGCAAACGCACAGCCTAAAGCAGCACCTTCACCAATTGCCGGAACTAAGATTGGACCGGGCGGTGAGATAGAGACTGATCTTCCAGATGACCTGACAGAGCGCGAAACAGGTGCGATGGAAAAATACATTGATAATCGTAAGGACTTCTTTGCGTTTATGAATGATAAGGTTGTGGATTCAAGAGTGCGAGACTTGTTGATAGATCACTATTCAACAGGTGAGTTCTTTAGAGAAACAGCCAGACAATATAAAGAAATTGGCAGATTCATAGGAAACACACCTAATTATCTGTATGCTCTGGCTATGTATGCGGCCCCTGCCGCTGCAGAAGCTTCTATTATAGACATGTTTGGGGGCGAAGATATTACTTTTTCTGAAGCTTGGGCAAAACGACAGCCACAGGTTGCACAAACTTTTGCCGCGTATCGTTCGGCATTAGATAAAGCAGGAGTGAATGCCACATATGAACAGAGTATGAATGAGTTTTTAAAAGACAAGTTCATCGAAAAATACGGACAAGAAGCGTATGAGGATTCATATGTAGCTGAACTGGAGGGATTGGGCACAGTCGAAAACCCCATGCTACCTCTTGGTTTTGGTCAGGAGATACTTGACTTTGGTTTCCGCGAGTTACCTGTTCAAGAACAAGGACTATCATTTCTTGCACAAAACCTTCCAGTAGCAGGTGTATTTGGTGCGTTAAATTTAGCAAAAGGCGGTAAACAAGCTAAACGTGTTGAAGCGGCTAGACGTGATGATCCTAATCTTAGATCCTTAGATGATGTAACTATAATTAGACAACTTGAAATACAGGATAAGAAAACCAAATTTACCAGATCTTGGAGAAAGATGACAGCTAAAATAGGAGAAGGATTCGGATACAAAGGTGCGATACAAAACTTCCAAGCAAATCAAACAGCAAGAAAAACTATAAAGCGTCTTGATCAAGAGATTGAACAGGCACAATTAGATTTATCAACCGCAACTAATCCGCAAACTAGAAGTATACTAGAGGGAACTCTTGCTGGTTTAACCAGTCGTCGTAATCGACTTATATATAATGGTGCAAGTAATCCGTTCCTGTTTAACTTAGCGATTGATGAGGGTTTGATTGCTATTGGTCAAACAGCAGGTTTGAATATAGTTCCTGCCTTCTTCGGTGAAGGGACAGAAGAAATAGGTGAACTAGCAGGTGCTCTGGGATTTGCGTTTGGTGGTAGACCAGCAACAAGATTTGTCGTTGGTGGACCATTCAAACTATTAGGAAAGTCCACTACTTTGAGTGCTATAGGAACATCTAGTTTAGAATTTTTAGAAAATGTTCGTTTACTTCCTAAAGGTGTATTTACAGATGCAAGTTTGGATGAGATCCAAGCCACACTTGGCCGTCGTCTTACAACAAGCGAAATAGGTTCTTTTAATTATCTTATAAAAGCTATGAAGAACTTTGATGTAGAACAGCGTGAGCAAGTGTATGGTGCCATAGAAAACTACAATAGGTTGCGTGAAAGAATAATAGGAAAGTTTGCTGAAGGACCAGAAAGAGAACAAGCAGAGGAAGCGTTCAAGTTGTCATTTGCCCACGTCTCCGGTCTTGCTCCATTACAGGCTTTGGAAGTGGATGCTCTGAAAAAAACAAACGTTAAGAATTTAGAAGATGCAACAAAAGTACAAATGGATGCAGAAAATTCTTTGGAAGCAGCAATGCTGGGCATGTCGAGGTTAAGACAGCTTATAAATGATTCTACAGGCATAAACTCTGAAGACTCTAAATTTTTAACTCAATTTGTAACCAACTTTGAACGGGCAGCAGATGCACAGCGATTGCAAATTGAAGAACGAAAAATTCAATACTTGGGTATGTTGAGACAATACAAAAATGAAATGCTCACAAATCCAGACACCGAAATAGGAGAGGATATTGTACATCAGTTATCTGCATTGGAAATACAGTTAGTTCCGGGAGCAGTAGCAGATGTTGAAATGCAGAGAAGCATAATACTAAAGACTTCTGCCGAAGTTGCTGACAGATTAAATAGACGTGCAAAAATAATAGCCGATATGCGAGGCACACCAGAATACCTTACACAGTTAGGCAAACTAACAGAGGATATATATGATGCACACATGTCATCAAACTATGCTCTTGCAAGAAATGCATACACAAAAGCAGATGAATTAGTTGGGGACACACCAATAGATATATCCCCGTTTGTGAATGAGTTTGCTAAAAGCATGGGAGTTATGCAAGATGACACATTAGCTTTTAGAGGAATGTTTAGCCCACAATCTGCATTCTTCAATAGCAGATCTGGACGTAACGCTTTCCAAGCTCTTAATGATATGTCAGAAAGATCGTTAAGAGACGGTATGCAACTGGATGATGCGGAGTTTGAGGATTTAAAACAGTGGGTAACAACTCGTATTGATGCTGATACAGGAGACGTAAATGAAGATTACTTAGGACCACAGGGTGAAGTAACCATGTTGGACATGGCTATTCACTTCAGCAATAAATCAAGATTAGATGAAAACACCCCAAACTTTGAACCATTCAAGGCTTTACCTTTTGAAGTAGATGAATTAAAAAGACACTTCACAAGAATGGCAATGGGCAAAGAAGGTAGTGATTCTTTACCTTTCACCAAAGCAGCATTGTCACTTGATGATTCTTTGAAAACCAACCCAGAAGTATTCGCCGCAGTACAGGGTGCACGGGACACATACCGTGACTTAATATTTGATTCAACACGTCCAGACAGTCTTGGTGAAAAAATTGTTGGAGCGGCTTCAGGTCCAGAGTTTGTAACTAAACTGCCTAATGGACGTAAAAGACCATATTACAAAGGTCAGACACCAGAAAACTGGCATAAAGAATTAGGTGTAAAAATAGCTGAAGCTGCTAACGGAGATGCGGAAGCAACACGACGAGTCGCTGATTTGATGAATGAAATGATTCGATTCTGGGGGGATAGAACAGAAGGTGGAGAGATTGTGTTTGATCTCACAACAGAAAGAGGTAGAGCAAAATTTGAAAACGTTGCTAGTTTGATACGTGCAAATCTCTACGAGCACTGGGGTGAAGCTAAAGCTGCTGGACTAAATGAAGCCATAAGAAGAGGTATAGTATCAGGAAAAGGATTGAAAAAAGGAACTTACAATTTCAACGCACAAAGAAACTTGGTTGATAACGTCGCTCCGTTATTAAATGTTAAAGTGATTAATGAAGCAGGTGAAACACAAGAATTGCCGTTACTTGATTTACGTGACATGGTTACAGCAGAGCAGGACATTGTTGATATAATGACTTTGAGTGACGAGTTACAAAAAAAATACAAAAATTTTGAAGATACCGTTAATGACAGAACTAGTGATATTTCAAAGATGGCTCAGACTGCAGTGGATTTGGAACAACGTATTGTAAAGAATTTTGAACAAGTAGCTGGCACCAGAGCACCCAGACAATTCTACGAACAGTATGTCGAAACTAATGATATTGGTTTAGTTCGCGGCTTAAAAGAAAACTATATAAATACCATGATAGAAACGGGCATGGATAGAGCACAGGCTGAGAAAGAGTTTAATCAGGGTATGGTCTACATGATCACTAATGGTCTTGTAGATCGTGCAGGGGTTACTCAGAAAGAAACAATATCAATCAAAGCAATGAATGGTCAAAGAAAAACCATAGATGTGATGACTAACGCTGCTCAAATAGTTGCAGATTTAGAAAACCCAAATGTGCTCAACATATTGGAAGAGTTCATAGACCCTGAACACATTTCTTTCTTGAAGGACATTGGTGAATACATGATGTATGCAGGGGGCACAGGTCTTAATTTTGCATCACGTAATCAAATAAGGGGCGTCTCTCCTAACGAATTGATTAGCCGTGCGTTCAACATTGCACGTGGCATGGTCAGTCCCACATACGTTGCTGCAGAGTTTGCGTTTAGATTGATGTCACAATATGATCTAAATGCAATTACTTTTGCTGCGCAAGATAAAGAAATGTCCAGAGCGTTAGTGAAAGTTCTGGAAGGAGAGGCAACAGATGTGGATCTGAATCTGTTGGTTACAAAGACACAGGCGATAATTACGAGACATCTTATACAAAGTGGGGATAGAGCACCATCATTTGTGCCGCAAGCAGAACTATCTACAATGATGCAATCTCTGTCTTCCCAAAAAGAAATTAAAGATAAACAAAAAGAGGAGAGTGAGAGTGAAACAGTACAATAATGGGCCTCGTAAATCTATGATGTACGGCGGCATGTCACGCCGGAAACCAATGATGTACGGTGGTAAAGCAACAACAAAAAAGCCCCGTAAGAAAGCTTACATGGGCGGTATGATGTCGGCTACACAGCCGCAACAGAATCAGATGCAGAACAACATGACATCTGGACAGATGAATCAGATGCAGACTCAGATGATGCAGACTCCTAAGTTGCGGATGTCAAAAGGTGGAGAGGCATTTGGAATGTTGAGTGTAAAGGCAGGAATAGATAACAACCCGAAACCAACGCAAGCGGATCGCATAGCCGGGGCAACAAAGAAAAAGCGTTAGATATACCTGCTTGACTTGTCCATCATCTCATCTCCCATAGACTGCAAGTAACGCAACAGGGATGCTACAGAGTGTGAACCTTCGTACTCCGGCATCCCTTTGTTCATGGTAGATTCAAACTCTTCAGGTGGCACACCATCCCAAGTCATTTCGATGTTTCCGTCCTGATTCAGATACACTGTGAATTGAAATAGATTAGCTTTGTGCTTCTTTGACACTATCTAGCTCCTGTATGGCTAGGTTATAGCAGTCGGCTTTGAAAACAAAACCGTTGGCAGGATCAACATCTCCTGTCCTGTATCGTGTCGCTTTCTTGTAAAACTCTGACTTGGCTATCTCACCAAGTATCCATGCTTTACTGTGGTCGGTAAGTATGCGAACAAACACGTAGCTGTCGCAATCCTGTTTAGTTCCGTGCGCTGCAACAGAACAATCATATTTAGGTGAGGGTGTGGTATTGCAACGCTTAGTTTTTACGTCAACACGTCGGTTTCCTACCATCAGATCAAAGTCCTTGCTATTGGCCTCTATACCGCCCGTGTAGTCCTCTACAACGACCTCGCCTATAGCACCTACCACATTAGACATACTGCCCGTTATGCTGCCCTGTAGATTGCCTACAGTGGCAGCTTTCTTTTTGGCACGAGCAATAATCTCAGGTGTTATCTTGATCTGTATCATCGTTATGTTCTTTGTGATCTTCATGTTCATGGTTGGGATAATACACCTCAACCCACGACTTGCATTTTGGACACTCTAAACAACTAAGTATAGTGTATCGATTATTCGTAAGTTCGTCTGCATCATGGTCTGCAGACCACCTTAACTCTGTATTACAGTGCCAACAGTTCATGCCGCGTTCAAGTCCACCACTTCACACACACCAGCAGTACAGGCAAGTTCCCGCGATCCACTTGTGTTATCTTCCTTCTCAAACTCTGTAAGTTTGTTCCAGTCGATTTTAACATGGCTGTATGACTGTTGCCAATCATAGTATTCATCAGGTTCAATATCTTGATACGGTGCCTGTTGGTACGTGTGATCACTGTGTGGCAAGAAAGAAACACCAGATGCAACATCGAAGTTTTCATATACCCACGCACCGACTTCCATCCACTCATGTTCCTTCACAGTTACTGTGATAGATGGCTTATGCTCACACCAATGTATGGCGTAGGTTTTCCACAGTTCTAGCTGTTGTATAGCTGTCATCTGTGTGCGCGTTACTGCACCGTCTGGTGATCTCATGGCAAATGAGAACACTGTCACGCTATCTGGCTTCATCATATCCCGCTCATTGTGCACACCCTCTTCAATCAAGAACTGTGTCAACGGATCTTTGTTATCACCACGAACCGTGCGTATGTAATAATCATTGTGCCGTGCATGAATGCCACTAGCTGCGTCCACGAGTTGAGATACAGTACCCGACGGCTTTACACAGGTGATTGCTGCACTCTGAGGTATTCCAAGCATGTTCGCAAATTTCTGATTTGTATCTACGGCTGTTTGACGCATTTCTTCTAGCCAACGCTTGCTGTCTACGTTCTTTGAAAGCACGTGATGATCCATAATACCAGTCAAGGATACGCCTAACAAACGCTCTTCCTCTGTGTTGTCTTTCCATACCTTCCTCAAATATTTGAAGTCTGTCAAGGTAGACTGTAGGGTTCCAAGAATTGTGGCTAAACGAACTTTACGATTTAAGTCATCCAGCGAGTCCGTTTCACGAACAACAACCTCTGACAAGTTACAGAACTGATACCCACGCAGGATAATCTCTGAACACGGATTCGTGCCCCACATATGACCTTGCTCACGCCGTCCATTACGAGCAACCTGTTTATCTGCAGCCTCACGATTGAACATACCACGTTCGCCTGACTTACTGTCATACAGTGCAAGCCACTCACGCATGAACGTGCCCATCTCTGGCTTTGACTTGTAGGCAACAGAGTTATTAGCCAATGCACGTTGCGGCTCCGTCTCCCACCACTGCCCTGACTTGGCGTGTGCCATCTGGTCATCATTTAGATTCGATAAGCTAATCAAAGCAGAACGAC